CAACACCGCCATGCTGTCGCGCTGCTGATACAGATCGACGGTCTGGCCGGATTTGATGATGAGCGTGGTATCGATGCAGCTGATGCCGATGAACTTAGTGGCCCCACCGAGCACGGCGCCGCGGGCATTGGTGCCTTCCGACACCGCTCGCCCGAATGCGATGCCCGCCGCTGTTTCGCAGAGGCGAGTCTCGACGTCATCATCGTCGAGCATGGTGGCGACCTGGCCTTCCAGACCAGGCTGGAGCGTCGCACTATAAGTGGTTTGAACAGCAGGCATGTTCTACCCTCCTCTCATTGGTTGATATTTACGTTACGCGCTCTTGGCCTTGTAGGCGTTGGTTAGGCCGTCGACGTACTTTGCGTAGGCGGTCTGGGACGGCGTCAAGCTCGGGTTGGGCAGTGGCCGCGACCATGCATCGATCGTCCGCTGCAATCCGCCTTTCTTGACTTCCCGCGTCACGGCGCGGAATACGCCGTTGATGGCTTCGTCCGACATCGTCTTGGCGTCGTCGTCACCGATCTCGGCGGCCACAACCTCGCGCTTGATTTGAATGTCGGTCTTGCCGTCGGTCACGAGTTTGTCTCCGAGCACGCAGCGCGCGCGGTCGAACACTTCCATGCTGTCGCGGATGGACTGGTCGCGTTTCTGCGGCGTCCATTCGGCGTCGGCCAGTTTCTTATTCAGGCCAATGATCTCGCCGTCCTTGGTCTCGACGGTTTTGCCGAGTGCTACGACTTGCGCAGTCAGCTCACCGACCTTCTTTTCGTTGTCGGCCAGTTTGCTCTGCAGACCGCCGAGGTAACGGTCGAGAATCTGACCGTCCTTGTCCTCCAACTCGATGTTGACGCCGTCGATCGTCTTTACACTCATGGCCTTCTCCTTTCGGGCGGTATCGCCCTTTTGCTTGGGAATGCGCTTGCGATCCCCGATTTTCAGCTTGTCGCCGCCGCGCGCCAGCTTGACGATGGCGACATGGTTGGCGCGAATGTCGGTCTGCACCGCGTGATAAGGCTCGCCGGCCGGCGTCACGCCATCGCCCCAAACGAGCTTCGCCCCATAGCCGACGCTCAACTGCGCATGGCCGTTCTGCACCGCGGTGACTGCGTCGTGATCCATGAGCGCGAGCGGCACTTCGATATAGTCACCGTCGCGGGCGACCTTGCCGGTGACATACCCGACGGCAAGCTGCTTCCAGTTCTTCGCGGTGACTGCGTCGTCAGGATGATCGAGCGTGACCGGCCGCCAGGCCAGCGATGCCATTGCCGCCTTGTCGAACACCTGCTCGGCTGGCCGATAGACTCGCACCACCTCGAGGTCATCGCGGCCAACCTCGTGGCCGCTGTAAAGCTGGATGCCGGTGCGGGCGATGCGCGGCGACGCTACCAGATAGCCGTCTTCAGTAATCCGCATTTTGGCGCCGGCGTCGTTGAGGTCGCAGCGCTCCTCAATCTCGATCCTATCGAGCATGTTCATGGGTGTGACCTTTCAGTCGACTATGGCTGGTGGCGCGATCGGATTGCGGTCCCACGCGCCGCTGAAATAGCCGTAGGCCGCAAGCCCAAGCATCGCGGCCACGGCCAACACGAATACGGAAAAGAAAAACTGCCGGTCGCTGGGCATCAGGTCAGCGCCAACGGCACCAGGCCAGCATGCGAGATGATGCGGATCGACGGGATGCCGAACGCCAACGCCACCAGCATGTAGAGCCCGATCAGCGCGACCACAGCGATGTAGAGCTTGCGCACCATGTCCGGAACGGCAAACCCGATCCAACTGCAGAACCATAGGATGATCGCCCCGACCAACAGCAGGATGGCGATCACAATGGCGATGTTGATGATGCCCAGAATGAGTCCGCTCAAACTCATGTGACTACCCTCCCGTTAGGATTTGGTCATCTCAACCCGGTAGAGAGCGCCAAATGTCTTGGCTTCGGCGGTCACGATCTCCACCAGATGGAATTTCTTGGGAATGCGAACACTCTCGTGGCCGGAGTATTTGGGCTGCTTGTCATCAGCCGACATCAGCAGCGGCACGCCGCCGGACTTGCGATCGACCCGAAACAGCCGCCCCGGATAGTCCTTCGCGCTAACGCCTTGTGCTTCAGTCGCAAAACTCAACGGAATCCAAAGCAGCGGTTTTCCCTGGATAATGGCGCCGTTCTGAAAGACCCGCCAATACGGCACCGCTTCCCGAATCGTGATGGTGCGGATGGTGCCGCTGCCGCTGACGTCAGACGTCAATCCCTCGGTCGTCCAGCGCGAGCCAAATTTGCCGGCCGATGCAATGTCATCACGGCCTTTCTCAACCATCGTCTCCGCTAGCTGATCGGTGGCCGAGTCGATCGCGGCTTGGACCTTCAGCCGATACTTTTCCAGATTGCGATCGAGTTGTGCATCCAACGGCGGTCCAACAACGCGAATGCCGATCGCCATCAGCCTTCCTCTGCCCCGCCGATTCCTAGAAGTGAAAGCTGCGCAGGATCAGCAAGCGCCGGCACCAGCGCGCAGCGGCAATTCGGGTGCGCGGGAATCAGGTCGTCCGCCTCGTCAAGTGAATACGGCCCGTCGGCTGCGAGCTCGTCGCATTCGTCACAGACGCGATCATCGCCCGCGGTCTGCACGTTCACTTCTTCCGCTGCCGCCTCTTCTTCCGCAGGCTCTGGCGCTAGGGCTTGCTCGAGTTCGGCCGCTGAGGCTTGCTCGGTCTCGGCCTCCACCGCCGCGGCTTCTTCGGCGGCCGCCTGTGCGGCCTCCTGCTCGACGGCTTGCTCGGCCGCTTTCGCCGCATACTCGGCCGCGCGCGCCTCTTTTCTGGCAGCCAGGACTTTCTGCCACGCTGCCGCCGCCTCTTTTTCTCTCGCCGCCGTCGCGGCCTTCGCTGCCGCCACTTCCTCGCCGGCTCGCGAGCGCGCAACCGCCAATCCCGATTGAGCCTGCGCCCGGCTCAGCTCCAGCATGGCGCCAGCCTTATGGGCCTCAACCTCGGCCGCCACGCGCGCTTGCTCGGCTTCCAGCTCCGCTTGCGCCAGGGCTTGCTCGGCCTCCCGTTGGCGTTGCTGAGCCGCAAGCAACTCGTTTGCCTCGCGTAGTCTTTGTTGCTCCAGGGTCTCGCGATCGTGCAGACGATGATCGTGCCGCAAATGATCCCGCTTCAAGAACCGCGAGGGCTTGCGCGGCTCCAGGCGTTCCGGCGTGATGCCGACACGTGTGATGCCGGCGGCCCGGAATTGCGCCAACCGGCCGGAGTTATGCACCTTGACCGTCAGAGTATTGGCAGCCATCCGCACGCGAGCATCACCGACCTTGCGCAGCACCGGCAGAACCTGGCGATACATCGGCAGCGGCTTGCGCCGGCCGAGCGCGGCACCGGCGGCTTGCCGGGCCACCTGCTGCACAAGCGCAGCCGCGATGCCCGCGAACTCGCGACCGGCGAGCTCGCGGAACACCGTCGGCAGTGGCGCGGCACCGGGAGGCGTGTGTGTCAGCGCACTGCCCGCCTTGAATCCGGAAGCGTAGGCACGCTCGAGGAACCGCTCCCACCAGCGGCCACCGAGCAACTGAGCGTTAACCGTCTGCTCGAACCATTGCATGAACACCGCCAGCCGGTTGCCGGGATGCGGCAACAACTGCGCCAGCGGATCGCCGCGCGCCGCCATCACGTCGTGCTCGACCAGCATCGTGTGCGTGAGCGAGCGCACGCGCGCCAGTCGGCGATTGCCTTCGGCGAGAAACGCTCGACGCAGGCCTGCTGTGCCGGTCGGATCGCTCACCGAGCGGCGCCTCCCGCAGCGTCGGGTACATCGATCGCCACCGCAAATTCGCGCAGATCCTGCTGCGGCACGGGAGCGGCACGCGTGCCCGAGCGAAACTTGATAAACGCAACGGCGCGCCCGACATCATGCGAAACGAGCACCGCCGCGCCGGGCACCACCACCGGCAACGTGAGCTCATGGCCGTCGAGCGTGAACAAATCATTGTAGAAGACGCCGTCCGTGCTGATCTGGAACGTCAGCGGCGCCGCCTCCGACCAGGCACCCGGCATGGTGAGACGCACCAATTCGCCTGGCGTGCAGTCCATTTCAGTCGAGAGCGACTCGCCGGCGTCAATGAAAGGGCCGTTCAAAACCTGCAAGGTCATCGTGTTACCTCTGCATTAAATTTGGTGGCCCACCGGAGAGACATGGTGCTCCCGGCGGGCCTTCCTGCTTACTGAGCATTGTGGATGGATCAGCAGGGCAGGAATTCATTTTTCCTCGGGCATCAGGACCATCGCCGCCGCGATGCCGAACGCTATGCTGGCGGCAGTCTGGAAGGCGGGAAACCATCCGCCAGTGACCCAGTAATAGCCGGTGATGGCAGCCGACGTGACCGCTATGACCGGGTCCATGCGGCGGAACGAACCGTAGAGATCTTCGGATCCCCATTCGCGAATTCGATCCGATATTCGCACCAGCCAACCGATCGGGATCTGCATAGCTACTTCCCCCCACGCTCGCTGCCCTTGACCGGAATGCGTTTCCGGCGGCCGGTCTTGAGGCGGATGACTCGCCAATGGGCGGCCACCTTGTGGCGGCGCTTCCGGTTGGGAGGGTGCCTGGTCATCTCCACACTCCGGCAGCAACCAGCGTGACCACGACCAGCAGCAGGAAGGCCAACCGGGCGTGGTCACGCTGAGTCATGTTGCGGTTACACTCCCAGGCATTGCCGGCGCAGCGACCGCGTCAGCCCGGCCAAGCCCAGCAAGCCGGCGGCGAAGAACGGCAAGCTTGCTGGCAACGGGGTCACCACTGCCGCCGGTGCGGCCTCAATGAAGAACGAGTCCGGCCCGTCGTTCAACCCGGACATGAGCGCCACGAAGCCAATCGTGTCGCCCAGATGGACATCGTTGAGGTTGAGGAGAGCTCCGGTGATAGAGTAGTCCGGGAAGCCTGTTCCATTGTTGAGTGATGGCACGTTGCCAGGAGTTCCGCCGGTGAACGACGCCAGCACGGTATGCGTAGTGAAGTCGAGGAAGAAGAACGAGTTCAGCGTCTGCGCCTGGTTGGTGTCGTTGACGTCAACGCCGATGCTGAAGCCGAGGCTGGTGTCGCCGTGGGCGAGCAGAAAGAGCAGGAAGGGTGAGCCAGCGCCGACGGTGTAGCCGGTGGCGAACGTGTTGTCGGCAAGCGTGTTGCGGCCGCCGTTGCCTTGATCGGAGAAGGCGGTGATCGAAGACACGCTTCCGTTGTTGCTGTAGTCGTTGTAGCCGAAATTCGCCGGTTGCTGCGGCTGGTTGGCACCGCAGATGACGCACGGCGCGTTCTGCGGCTGATTCCCGGCGGGCACCACGTTTCCGAGGCTCAGACTGCCGGAGTTGGTGGTGTCCCAGGTCACACCGCCTAGCGTGACGGTGCTGGCCGCGCCAGGACAGGTAAGCGCCGCCAGGATGGCGGTCGTAGCCAAAACTCTCTTCATAGGTTTATTCTCCGTTGGTTGAAGCGTTCGGTGCCGGCATCGGCGGCGGCAGTAAGGCAGCGTTTGGATCAGCCGGCGGCGCATTCGGATCTGGCGGTTGTCCCGTGAACGGAGCGAGCTGCGGAGGCGGTGGCGCGGGCGCGTTCTGCTCCTCGACTGTGTCGCCCTCGGCCTCCGCATCCGCAAGCGCCTGCTCGAGCCCTGGATAGAACCCGTCCTCAATCAACTGATTGATGCGCGCATGAGCCAGCGCGGTCGGCGGTATCTGGCCCTCGTCGGCGTCGATCTTGTAGGTCTGCGCCTTCTTCAACGCCAAATCCGCCTTCTCGCCGTCCGTCTGCTGCCACAGCGAGTTCCATTCGTAATAGATTTCGTCCGGCCGATTGCCCAACGACGAACGAATCAGAACCTCGTCAAGAATGTTCATCGCCGGCGTCAGGTTCACCGACTGCTCGCTCGCCAACCGGTCGTAATAGTTCCGAAAATCCGCCTCGCCGGTGGTGTTGAGGCCACGATGCGGTAACCCAAGAAAGCGCGATGCCGGAATATCCGCGGCACCCGACGCAATCTGTAGATACGCCGTGAGCAATGACTCAGCCCCGGCCAAATTGGTCCCGATGCGCTGCCACTCCTCGCTCGAGTCGAGCAGAATGGTGTTGATGATCGACTTGGCGACGTTCGCGTTGCTGAACCGACTGATAATCTTGTCGGTCCCGGTTTGCGTCG